ACATTGTGTGTCTCTCTTTTTAACGATGACTCATTGTCAAATAACTATTTAAATAAGATCAGGCGGAAATACTTCCGCCCAATAAAAAAGGCCGCAAATGCGACCTTTTTTAAAGTGTTTGGTTTAGTAGACGTCTAACTGGGCATCAACTACGTGCATACCTCGCACCCAATGTGCAGGGATTTTTCCGATAGCCCAAGTTTTGTTATTTTCGTTCTGAATGACAGTTAACTGATCCTTTGTATCCTCAACGTTTTCAAGGATTTCAGCACGATCAAGTTTAAGAAGTTCAGCCAACATAACCGAGCGTACATTACGTCGCGCAGCTGCTGTGTTTTTTCGACGACGCTCTTTAAGCAAGGCTGTACGAATCACTTTACGGGTGTAATCGATAACCAAAGCGCCATTAATATCAAGCATGATGTCATCTGCATCGCCTGAGTCTGGATTAATACGGAATGTAGAAATTGCGCGAACAATTTCAGGTTTGCCGTCAGCCCCAGTTTCGATCATACACACGCCTTTGTTTAAAGCAGCATTGATACGCTCAAACTTCAGTTTGTACTCATCTGAAACAGGCGTTACACCTTCAAGGTTTACACCATTGAATGGTAATGCTGGATCGTTTGAGTCTGCCAAAGCTGCGGCCATTGCTGCTGCAATTTCAGGTTCTTGACCTGTTGCACCGTGATAGCAAACCACCACCACACGGTAACAAGTTTTTACTGGAGCTTGGTCTGCAAAGGTTTCAGCTGCAACGATATCAGTAAATGGAACCACCAAAATTGCTGGCTTTTGGTTGATCGCATCACTTACCGATGTTAAGTGATCAATCCATGCAGTTGTATCAGTTCCAGCTGCTGGAGGTGCTGATACGGCAATGATGGTGTGACCTAGAGGGGCGATGGTATCGAGTGTATTTTGAAGAGTCATAGTGAATATTACCTATTATAAAGAGTGACGTACTTTGACTGCTTGATATTCGGCTTCAACTTCTTCAGCAGTTAAGGGTTTCGTGAAAATTGAAAATTCTGAATATTTCAGATTTTGAGATGTGCTGGTTGATAAGTAGTCAACGCTACCAAGGCCGATCTGAGAGCGCGGGTTATCATTAAGCGGCCTAGGTGCAGACATTGGAATTTGGTGATCTAAACCTGTAGCTTTAACATAACCACGCACATTGACTGCATTTGGCAGATTCTCAACGGTCAAACAAAAGAATATGGGTACGCTTAATTGAACTGGGAAGAATGTTGCACTAGATGATGCTCCTCCAATCCCGACAAAGACATTATTGTCAGTTGCTCCAGAAATGAAAATTGAGGCACCAGTACGACTTGTTGACTGCTCTGAGTCTGATTGATCACCCATGACCATCAAAATCTTATTGTCGCGCACCCCCACAATAGTAGCTAAGCAGCACAACGTATAACCAAGTGGTAAATCCCGATTAAATAATGGGCTTCGCACACCACGAGATGCAAAACCCTGCACAAGCAAGCCATCAGGTTGATAAGTTAAATAATTACTATCAACAGGAATTAGTTTTTTATATGGCTTGTTTTGAGCATTTAGAACTGTGAAATTTCCAGTAGATGGTACAGTGCTTGCACGAAAATCCCATCGAGCAAACAAGCTATTTGCTACTGAGTCATATCGTTCTACGTCTATTGCATTAAGCTGACGCATAGTATTTGCGACTGCTACAGGAAGAACATGGATTAACATTAGATTGCCTCCTTGATAGCTTTTAGCTCAAAATGTGGGGCCACATAGAACATCGGCTTGGTTTCACCAGCAATTACAACTGGTTCATCTGTACTATCACGTAAATTTCCTGATGCACCATTCAAAATCGTAAGACCTGAACCCAGATAATCATAGGCATAACGTACATATACATCCGATGAGGGAGTATTCAGTAGATTAATAACTACTGTATCCTCATACGCATTAATTGTGTCTATTGCTAGTGTGTTCGCTCCATCTGTAACTCTGAAACCGTAATCAGTTGTCATTGCCAAATTAGCTATATCAAGAACAAGTGGACTAGTTGGCACTTTGAACTTGACCGTAATTTTTTTACCAGAATAAGTAGCTGACAATACTTTGAGCGAACGTGGGAAAATCCTATCCCAAAGAAGCTCTTTCCGAGCACGTCCAAAATATGCCGAAATCCATTTGTAGCCTATAGAGGTCAAATGAACTTGATCTGATGGGTTATGTGGAAAAAGATAAGTTGGAGTGACTAGATGAATTTTTTCATCAAGATTGGTTGCATCATAGAGTGCTCTAGTGATGACATCACGTGGCCCAAGTGCTCGGTAGCTCATCTGATACGTTAACAAATGAACAGGCTGATTTTTCCCTGATATTAATTGAACATCAGCCTCCATATCCTGACGAAGCTGTAGGAACTGGCTCAAATAACTTGCGTAAGAAGTTGTAGCAGCGGCATCTTGTTCACCTTGCAACCAACCAATACAACTCACACCATATTCCGTGCCAATAAGCTCTTTTGCTTTATTTAGATGAAGCAAAAAGACATCGTTATACCATTGAGTACCTTTTTTAAGGTTTGCAATTGCTGTACCACCTTTACCTGCTGTACTTGCAAAAATAGGAAATTCTTCTGGATCAATAGAGTTTTCCTGATAGGCAAGCAAAGCTGACATCATGGCAGCTCCCGAACAAACCGTTTCACCACGGTTAGTTCCGCCATCTGGAGCAGCTTGACCAGCAAAATATTCTTCAATTAAAGATTTTGTTGCAGTCGCAACAAGGCCTTGCATACGAGTGCCTGTATCAAATGTCAGGTTGTGCAGAGGTTGAGCATTTGAAAGTATAGTTGTTGCTGTAGCACCAACAGATAACGATTGGCCGTAGAACAAGAAGTGGTCAACTTTGTAAGGCGCAATAATTAAATGTTCTGGCAGTTTTTCACCAATTGATTTAACTTTTTGAGTTGAAGTGTTTGATGAAAAATTACCAATAATTTCCCCAGTAGTTACATCTACTTCAAGAACAGTTCCAAGATTCTTATCCACATAGAGTGGAAAACGAGTCCCACCGAGTGGAAGATACTCAGCAAGATGCTTTCCAAGATACTGAAGAACTAGCTTGTAGTGATGACGTGCTTCAAGGCTTGATGTAGTTAGCGCAAGTCCTTGTAAATCTGACATGCTTTTTCTATCAGCAACAACAGACCAATCACGCCATACATAATTTATGCAATAACGCTCAATTGCAGTACCTAGACCAGTTCTATAAATCTGATATGCATAACGTAAGACGCCATTTTGCACAGTGTCCGACATCGGCACATTGATTAAAGAACCTGAAAGCTGATAAGCCGCTGGCAGATTCAACATCGTCTGTGCATCAGGCTGAGATGAAATAAAATAATTGCCAGCATTAACAATTAAATTAAAATCTGTGGCATTGGCTAAGTGCTGAGGCTTAACAGTTGCTAGTGCATTAACAATGTTTAAAAGATACTGAGCAAGATCAAATCCTTTTTTATATTCACTACCAGTCCACGTATATGTCCCAACTTTTGTATTGTCGGGATCATTATTTACACGGACGGAGACATTCGCCTTCGATGGAGTGTATGCAAGCATAGCTGCATAACTATCAAAAGATGCCTCTACACCAGACTGAGCAAGTGTGATCTTGAATTCAACATCGTCAATTCTTTCATTCTGTGCATCGTCACGTTGTTGACTTTCTTGTGCTACAGAAGTCACTGCGCTGGGCGTAGCAAACTCACTAGCATCCTTTGATGCCGCTGAACCCAAGCCAGCTTTAACCATATCAGCGACTTGTTCTAAAGGTGCTTTTCTGGTTTCTTTACCCTGTACAACTGGCAATACATCTTCTGGTGATACACTTGAAGTTGGTTCAAGTTGACTAATCGGAGTACCAGGAACTTCAATTACAATTGTCTGTTGAGCCATAACTTACTCCGGTTCAATCAAAGCGCCACCTTCAGTTAAAAGCGCACTACCACTTTCGGTCTGAATAGCGGACTGTGTTTGAACATTTTCAGCAGCAAGAGCTACAGCTTGCACACTGACAGTACGATTTGTTTTAACAGCAGCAGTGATCATTCGCCCAGCTTGTGAGTTAGCACCGAATTTGGTATCAGCATCGGCCTTGTCATAAATATCGACAGGCGTAAATTGTTCTGACAAAACATCCAGCGTCACAAACAAAACTCGCTGATCATTAAGGGGCAAACCTGTACGCTGAGTATTGATATTGACGCTGGTGTATACGTCTGGAACTTTAATATTTGCAGAAATAGACATAGCTTATTTTTCCTGAAACTCAACACGATCCGATGCATCAACAATGCCGTCGTTCGGTTGAAAGTAATAATCGACTTGAATACCCAGCAGATCTTCAACAGTCTCAGCTTCTTCACGGTCTCTATCTGAAGCCGTGATGGTGTATTGGGTATGAAATTCTTGAGAAAGCACGCTCACAGACTGTTTGCGTGTTGTTGTATTAAAAATTGTTCTGGTACGGCCCAACCCTAATGGGGCTAAACCTTTTACTTTGACACTTGATAAATCATTGCCAATAAGCAAGTTTTGAACGAGGCTTAACATCTTAAAAGTTCCGATGTCACGACCACCGCCTAAGCGTTGAGCTTCTTCGTTACGGACTGAACGAGCACCAACCAAAACAACTAAATTAACGGGATAAACAGTTTTGTTTTCACTAAGTTTGCGAGGTGCACCTGATCCTTGGAAAGTCACCCAGATTGCAGGGAATGTATCGATAAAAGCTAAAGTTTCATCATCGAATTCACCACCATAGGTTTTGATTTCCCGAATCCACGGCCACACCTTAGTTTCAAGCTGTTTTGCCATGACATCTTTCATGCCTTGCACAACAATTCCGAGATCAAGATTTTCTACCATCCACGACCTCCGAAATCATTGCGTCCGACCTGAAACATCACGTTGTTAGAGGACGTTTTAACAGGCTCGGACTCTCCAGCTGGAGCGTTACCAAGACTGACGTTACCTTTTGCGATTTCCTTTAGGGTTTTTATCGCATCGTCATAACGTGTACGGATAGGATCATTCTCAGAAAATGCTCCAATACAGGCATGGTAACGAGCCATGTCACATGCAATGGATTCTAAAAATGGTGGAACTGTTTGCAACGGCAGCTTATAGCGACTAACAAGATAGCCCTCAATTTGAGAGTTAGCGTGCTGTAAAGCCTTATTCAGTTTGTCGTAATTAATGACATCCTGATATGGAGCTTCATTATCAGTGAGCTGAATTAGTTCACGCTCACCGAACTTTTCAATCATCGCGTCTGCCGTTGCATACATGGCTTACGCCTCCTTACCAGTTGAGCCGTAAATGGTTTGCCAGAAGCCATAACCCGCAGCACCACGCGCTTCAGCACCAAAGAAGAAAACACCTTCCATAAATACAGATGGAGAATCCATATTGGTTTGTGAAACAAATACTGGTTTTTTACGCACCTGATATACAAAAGGTTTTACAGGTTTTGTGTTGTCCAACAAGAACCATGCATCGTCATCAGTTAAACGTGTTGACACTTGTACCTTTGCCGTACCCTTGTAAGGGTTTGGTTTACCATCTTCCAAGCGGTCAACAGTCATCAAGGCATTGGCTACATCTTCCTGTGCTGGAGGCACAAGCAATACGTTCGGCTTAACATTCAAAGGACGGCCTGATTCGTCTTTGAATTTCATCATAGTAGTGCGTGCTACACCATATGAGGCTTGAGCTGCTGCTAATGAAGCAATCGAAAGTTTCTTGGTTCCTTTATTGCTAAAGGTCAATTTGCCAACTTTATGACTTCCTGAAATCATCGGTTGACCGTCATAACATTTAGCCGTAAAAGCTTTATTTACTGCCTCAAAAACCAATTCATCTGGATGCTGTTTTGCAGACCATGCAGCAGACTCAGCTTGTGGCTTGTAAATTCCCATTTGGTCATCTTCAATGTCGTTACGACGCACTTCAATTGTTGCCGCATAGTCTTTGTTACGAATGACATAGTCATATTCAGCAAGCTTGGTAATATGTTTTTTACCGATCCATTCCTTCATCTGAGGAAAATTAGCTAACCAGCGATAATCCACATACGCACCATTGCTTGGAACAACCATTGCAATAGATGGGTATTCAACCTCAACTTCAGTGAAGGTCTGGTTAAATACCTTACTAAGATTTAAGAAAATCGCATTTAAATTCGCGCCATTAACAATCATTCGATCCACACTCCATTTTCATCAACACCAACTACACGACCAGCTACTGACAAGGTTCCACCAGCATCTGTTTCGGCAACCGTTTCATTATTTTCGATATAACAAGGCTTACCAAACGATGCCTGAGTCACAGGATCAGTCGCACTGTTAGCAAACAGGAAGGCATCGTGAGTACGCACTAAAACGTAAACATCACCATTGCCACCATCTGTGTTATCAACGCTGTCTTCATAGCGACCTAAGTAAGTCAGACCCGTTGCACCAGTTGCTGTTACTGCATAGCCTGTGGCATCAACAACAGCAATAAAACCAGCCACCACCGTTGCACCAGCTTTAACTGGCACATGAATCAAACCGACTTCACGACGCTCTGTTTGACGTTCTTCTTGAGTTAAAATACTGCCCATGATTATTTAGCCTCGTTCCATTCAACACCCATCAAATTACCGACAGCCAGAGTTTCATCTGAAACCTGCTTTTGGTTAGGCTGGTTATGTTGGTGAGTAGTGGTTTGCTTTTGGGTTAAAGCTGCAATTATTGGTAATCCTTCAATTTGTGCTTTGGCAACATCAGGATTAGTTTTAGCCAGCTCTTTGTAGTATTTAATGGTTACATCACCTGTTAAACGCCCATCACTACAAGCTGCAAGGATGAGGTCATCAATCTCTTTTGTATTTTGAGCGGCTTCAGCAGTAACAGCTTTTGCAACAGCTTCTTGGTATACAGCGATTGGTACAAACTTGGTCGGATCAACAACAGCCTGACTGTTTGCTGCCGCTTTGACTTCAATGGCTTTATCGATAGCAGCCAATAAAGTCTGATCATTAGCAGTTGAAGTACCAAAAGCACCATCAAGTTTAGTGAAAACACTATTGGCAGCTGCCAACACTTCTTGTTCTGAAGCGGTTTCAGCCAGCCCCAGTTTTTTAAGCATGAGCTTTAGAAACTCATTCATTGTTGAATCCTCATCATTGTTTTGGGCAAAAAATTGCTGAGCTGCCGCAGCAAGCTTGGCTTCGGGCAACTGGTCTAATGCAGGGTTGTTTGTTAAAGCGACATTGATTAATGCTAGGATTTCGCCTTGTTTGTTGTAGAAAAATACAGGCGATAAATATTTGTATTCACCCGACTCAATAAAGGCTTTTGCTTTATCGAGCCATTCAAATTTAGTGCTACATATTCCAACTCCATCGATATACCTGAAGTTTGCAGACTTCAACCAGCCAGCAGCTGGTGCAGGCTCACCTGTACTCTGGCTTTTTAATGTGGCGTGTTCGTAGTCGATGACCATATCAACCTTGTGTTGATTCAAAGCAGCAACGATTTCACGACCACGCTCTGGTGTAAGGACCCAATGAGGCGCATCTGTAGGACGTCCATCACGGCCTTGGAAAACACCTTCAGGAACCAATACCAAATATTCCGCTTGATCGGACGGTACGGTTAAATCGAATGAGCATTGAGCTACAAGAATTGAATCGGTCATAACATCAACTTTTTAAATGATGTTATGAGATTAGAATGTGGGGAGAAAAAAGATCAGGCGGAAACACTTCCGCCCAGTTTTAGAAATTAAATAATTGATGCCAGTAATGGTCTACATCGTCAAAAACGGCAAGCTCAGCTTCATGCTGTAAATTGCCAGTACTATCCATTGGTAAAAATGGTCTGGCAGGAATATTTCCCCATGGAAGCGGCCCATTTCTTGAAGACTTACCATATTGACCTTGCTTAGCCCCAAAGTGCTGTGTTGGCGCTTTGGGGTCATTTGTCCCAATCTCGACTTCATTGTCTGAAACACGTGTAGTAATACTGCGACGCAACTGACCAGATTGAAATAGCATTTTCCCTGACTTACGAC